GCATGGGGTAAATAGGGCAGTTAATCCTTTAATCGCCCCTACTTTATGGGAACATAGGTATTATGACTGCCACACCGCATCCTGACACTCCAGGAATCATTAACAATCTCCGTAATGAGGTACAAAATCCTGGCGACCCCCGTAACTTTGTACCCCACCTTCAAAACGAACCGCAACCTTGTGCCGAGTGTGGTGCTGCGCACGAACCTGCTGCTCCACACGTATCGTGTCCCCTGTGTGACCATGTACACCCTGCACCAACTCGTAATGATTGGTTCCGTGCGCATGCTGGTGGTGCTGTAGACCGCAGAGTACACCCAGAGCACATTGCTTGCCCAACTTGTGGAGAGTACCACACCAATACCCAGAGACATGGCCAGTGTTCAACATGTGGAGAGGCCCATCCTCAAGGAACTCCACACCCAACTGCAAACCGTGAATGCCCACACTGTGGAGACTTTGCTGAACATGGTGCCGATGACCGCACAGCAAATGCATACCATGCAAATGACTGGGATGACTGGGATGAGTATGACCATGATTCGCCAACTCCTCGAACTGAGCCCGAACTAGTTGACTCTGAGCCTAACCGTGTGGCAGGTATCCGAAACAGACTTAATGCTGTACTCAAGATGCACGACAGTCGTGTGCACGACAGCAACTACTTCGTTCGCCAAATTCCTGGCGGCACCTACCGACGCCAAGACGACGACGAACACGTCGTATTGGCTTACCACAAAAACGACCCAGAAACTGCCATCGGCCATTTGACCTATAATAACCAAGGTGAAGTCGGTGGCATGTATCTTGACCACCGCCACCAAAAGGGCCTAGCAGCGGTACAGATGCTAGTTGCTGCACACCGTCACCTAAAAGACACAATTGGCAACCCAATTGGTCTTTTGAAGTCTGGCCAGACCACTACCGATTCTGCTGGCTTGATTAGAAAGATTGACCCAGACAGCACTTATCTACGCCAACCAGGTGCTAATAGTGGTACCAGTCATGACACTCAAATAAGTCACACTAACTTCTTTAGTGGAGTACCTGTATCTCCGAATAGCCTAATTAGACCAGAGCATGAGACCCGTGAACTTGCTGCAAAGCATGGCTACAGCGTTTCTGAGGCACTGGCTATGAGTTATGACCCTGAAAACCGTGAACAAGCAAGAAACCCTTGGTTTCCACCTGAAGGTCCACGATTCCAGGATATGAGCCCAGAAGTACGGGCAGTACACGACAGATTGGAAGCCGCCCACACAGGCGCACGACTGTTTAGACAGCAGCAAAAAGTCGAAAAGGCCAAGACTGAACTCTATGACCGATTGGGTCAGCGTGTGGCTAGGCACCCAGGTGACTTACCTATTGAAGGTTTAGGCCCAAGAGACCTTGACGAACCTATTTTCCCTAGTATGGAAAGAACTGGACTTCGTAGACTTATGGATGTAGGTACAACTCTTCCAAACGATGCCAGAAGCCTGCGTGAAAACTTCCAAGCCCAGCAAAGACGTAAAATAGACACTGAAATGTACACTACCGAGGCTGCCCACGATAACCAAGACTTGGTTGGTACAGCAGGCGTATGGACAGGTGATGATGAGATTGAAGACAAAAAATCGCCTAGCCGAGCCGAAGTAGAAGAAAAAAGGACGGGGCTTGTGCCATTGGACTTGAATCCTATGGAGCGAGTACGCAGAATAACACAAGTAGGTCAATACGGCGAAACAACCGCCTACCGTAGAGCAGAGGATTAAGCATGTCTTTTTCAGGAGAACCAGGCGGCCCATACGCACTACGCTCAGGTACGGGCGATGTACAAAAAGAAATTGAAGCAAGTGGTTTTGCCAAGTTTTGTGAGCATGGCCATTTGATGCACACGCCTAACAACGCTCCGTTGCCTGCACATACCGCTCTCTACCATGACCACGACTACCTGCCTGAGTTCACTACTCCGCACGCACCAGGTCGTGTATTTTGGCAGAGGCACGCAAAAGACTTGACTGCTCGTGGCATCGGCGTCTGGGACACTGCGACCTTTTTGGCAAGAAATAATGGCCATGTAAAAATGTGTCCTCATGGCGCACTTGTCGGTAGTATTACCCATGGTGATGAGGCATTTAATCACGACTGCAGTGTAGCCCATACTCAAGAGGGTATGCAGGGCGTCGAGCGTAACATGTCTCATGACGAGATAGAGAACGCCGTCCGACAGCACCTTGCTCGCTCACAATCACTTGATGAAGTGGATTACCGAGACCCACGTTCTGAAAAAGAGTTAGTTGACCAAGAGCCCGAACGTGCACAGCGTATCCGTGAAAACATTGCCAAAGTAGTCAAAGTTGCCGATAGCCCTCGTGTCCAAAACAGTGGCTACACAACCAAACTGTTTAAAGCCAACACCATGCCTAATCCTCTGTATGGGCAATACTGGAACCCTGTTTATGCAAATTCAGACGAGGGTCACCACACGGTAATTGCATACCATAACAACAAGGCCGTTGGTCATTTAACTTATGACGAAACAGGCTATGTTCACGGCATGTACTTAGACAAGGAACACCACAACGGCCCTGCGTCACTAATGATGCTGTCTACCGCACACAAACATCTTTTGCAGTTGGATAACCCATTGGGCATGCTAAAATCCCCCCACACTACAGGCTATTCTGCTCCATTAATCCGAAAAGTAGACCCAGATAGCACATACCTCCGTAGTCCTGGTAATGGGGTAGGTAGCCCTCGAAATGGGGGCTTTACATACGAATCTCACGAACTCAATGACCGAGGCTTACCTGTAGACCTAGAAAACAATGAAAAACGTAGCCACAAAGAATGGCAAGAACTTGTCGAAACAACAGGTAGGAATCTCCACTCACTACTTGCAGCAAGTCCAGACGCCAAAAACCGAGGAATGGCTGATTTAAGACAAGCCGACCCTACTGCACTGTTGATTAACAGGTCATTAGGCAAGGATGCACGAGGCAACGACGAGCGGAACAACTTCGGGTCTGACCCAGAGCCAAATGGCCCTGTGATTCCAGTGGATGAGGCTCTAACCCGTGCCCGTGCACTACTAAAGACTCCTAAACAATCTCAGCAATAGTCGGGGCGTTTTAAGGAGACCCAGAGCCTTTTATCTGGGAAAATGTTGTAGAAGCATGAAAGGTGCACATAATGGCTTCCCTTAAATTCGGCAGTAAAGGTGGATTTGAACCCTTTAGTGACTTTATTGTCAAGCGCATAGGCGATAGCGTTCGCCCTACTCCTGCTGGACCACTAAAGCCAGCGGTTGAACCTGGCCACCCAGATGAGCAAGAATTTCTTGACAATCGTCCAAGCGATATGCCTGCTTTCAGCCAAGCCGCTCATGACAAACTTTTTCGTAAAGGTACAGATGACAAAGGTCAAACCTATTGGATTAAGCCTACCCATATAACCGCTAGGCAAATACTTGCAACCCATGTTCTGGTTGACGAACACAGCGGTGAAGACCGAGCCGTTATCTTCCACCAAAAAATGAACGACCTAGTCAATAAGCGTGGCTTAACCTCTCGTGCAGAACTTCGAGAAAACCAAGTATCTAAAGTGGGTGTTGGTTCTGGCGCTGGCGTTGAAGACGGCATTACTAATAATGGCTATGACTGGTCTAAGCCTTTGCCACTAACCACGGCAGGAATGACTTACAAAGGTCACACTGCATCCGATGAACCAACCGTAGTAAATGGCCAGCACCGCTTGATGTACATGTTTGCACACCATCCAGATGAGCCAATTCCTTTTGAGTCAAGCATGATGCGTAGTCCTTTTACACCTAGTGAACAGCAGGCGCATGATGAAGGTGCTGAGGCTGTGGAGCGTTTGTATGCACGTAAAGATAATGACGCCGCCCTTAAAAAAGCAAGAGGTAACTAATGCCTGAATGGACCCCAGCAACACAACCTGTACCAGTTCGTGTACGTATTCCTGGCCAGCCTGAAAAGGTAGTGGCTGGTGAAGCGCAGGCAAACAGCCTTCCTGAAACCAACGTAAACGCTGGCGCACCATTCCCCCAGTTTGACCCAGCAGAACATGCTCGGCTATTCAGCCCACACATGATAAACGGAAAGATGCATTATCAGCAGCCTCAGTTCTTGACTGCTCGTCAAATCCTAAAGACGCATACCTTACCTACTGAGTGGGAGCATAACCCACGTGAATCTATCCTTAATGAAAAACAAGAAGATTTAAGAAAAGCAACTCAGGGATTTGATGTCGAATCTGGCCAAAGAACTGCCGTAAATGATGCTTCAGCCTATGGTTCTGGGACAGGGCACGGAGTCACTGAAGGTCTAACAAACAAGGGCTGGGATTGGGATAAGCCTATTCCCCTTGGCGTTGACCTTTCAGGTTACCCTACAGTTGGTAATGGCCAGCACCGTTTGGCCTATATGTGGCGACACCACCCAGACGTTCCAATTCCCGTAGAAATGCGTGATGAGAGTAGCAGTTGGATTGTCGGTAACAGGGAGGCTCATAAAGCCGTTTTGACCCATGCTTTAGATAACCCAAGCCCAGAAAACCTTTCTGCTGTTTCGGCTTTTGAAAAGAATGCCGCTAAACAGAAGCGTGACTCATGGTTTGCCAAAATGGCAGCAATTGGTTTGCCGAAGACTCCTGTAGGAAAAGATGCCTAATACCCCCGATTGGAAACCCGAAACACAGCCTGTGGCTGTTCGTATGCGTGTTCCTGGAGAACCAGAGAAGGTATTTGCTCAAGGAGAAGAGCAGCCGTCGTCTCTTCCTGAAACCAATATACATGTTGGAGAAGCAGTGCCTCAGTTTGACCCAGCAGAGCATGCTCGTGTCTTTGGTTCTCATTGGGTAAACAACACGCTGCACTACCAGCAACCGCAGTTCATGACCGCAAGGCAGATTCTAAAGACTCATCGACTTGTTGATGAGACGGGGGTTAGCAACACTCGAGTCCGCTCTGCCCTTCTACTCAAAAAACTGCGAGAGATAAATTTTGCAAACTCTAAATCCTACACAGATGATGCCAACTTGCTTGCGGTTAATAACGCCTCTTCCTTTGGTGCAGGCTCAGGTCATGGAACCACTGAAGGCTTAACAAACAAGGGCTGGGATTGGGATAAGCCTATTCCACTCGGTGTTCACCCAGAAAGTGGAGACCCTGCGGTATTAAACGGTCAGCACCGCTTGGCGTATATGTGGATGCACCACCCAGATGTTCCAATGCCTATTGAGACAACAGACTCAGCAGAAAGTTTTGTTGAAGGTAGAACTAGAGAACATAGGGCAGCCATTCAAAAGGCGTATCAAATACCTAGTCAAACCAACCTAGATGCGCTGGGTGACTTGGAGAAGTCTGCCGCTAAAGAGAAGCGTGACCTGTGGTTTGCCAAGATGGCATCAGTGAATTTGCCAAAGCCTCCTGCAGAAAAATAACACAGGCACTTGACTTCCAGACAGTAGCCAACTACTGTAATAGTCATGATTACAGTTACTCTTACTGAAGCCGAAATCCGCCGTTGCACTTACCTAGCCGTTGAACGCTGGTTGCAAAAGAGGGACAGTCAAGACAAAGAGTCTTACGCTATTGGGCGCAAGAACAAGTATCTGGAGCATGACCTCCTTAATGATGTTCGTGCAAACGTATCGGAGTGGGCAGTGGCCAAACACTACGCTTTAGGCTGGAATGGTGGGTTCACCTATCCAAACAGTGAGCATGGTCGTCGTCGTTATCTCCCAGACGTTGGCACTAACGTAGAAGTCCGTACTCGCCGCACTGGTGGAGAGTTTGCCTTTTGGGAATATGAAGTCAACAAAGAGGGCTACGCAGTATTCACGGAAGTAGTGGATGATGAGACTTTTGAAGAGGTCCGTATCGTGGGCTGGTTGCCCATTGAGGACTGTGGAAAGCAAGAGTACTGGGATAAGGGTAACAAGCGTTTTTATGTCCCTACAGCGTCGTTAAACGACCCAGAAAGCCTATTTGCTGCTAACCTAGTTTAATGCCAGCCAACAACGCAGACTTTCATGGGTATGACATACACTATGAGGGGCCCATCTACTCAACTATGTATGGCGATGCTCCAGAGCACATGGTCCATTCAATTAGAGCCACTCATCCAGAATCTAGTGATGTAGGCCATCTTTACTGGCATCCAAAGACTGGTGAAATAAAGGACGTCTTAGTCTTGGGCGGACATGAGGGCAAAGGTATTGCCACTCAGATGTATAAAGTAGCCCAGCAAACTGCTTCGGCCAATCCAGACATTCCTGCTCCTAAACACAGTTCTACTCGTACTCCTAGTGGAGACGCTTGGGCTAGGTCTGTTGGTGGCGAACTACCGCCACTAAAGAACGGTAGATTCCACGGAGATGACTTTGAGGAGTTTGGTTTCTAATGACTAGAAATAATGCAGACTTCCAAGGTGGAATCAATCATGAAGATGATGATGATGAAGAGTTCTATGACGGTCCTATAGGACAAAACTGGTTGGGGTATCACGCTTCTCCTAGAAAAAACCGCAGGTCAATCGAAGCAAATGGTTTAAGAGCCAATACTTCCGCATCGGTTCACGAAGGAGATGCTCCACACGGAGTGTACGTGTCTAATAGCCGTCAAGAGCATGAGTTTTTGCTTGGAGACAGTAATCCAAACAAAGATATTTACGAAGTCAATCTTCCTGTTGCCTATGCTGACCCTGATATGCCTCATCAATCCGTCTATTCTCCGTCTGATGTTGCTCCACACAACGTACGTAGAGTCGGACACACTACGGCTGATGGAGAGGTGCACTGGCATTTAGAGGAACACTGCAATGGGTAGAAATAACGCTGATTTCCACGGGGTTACCTTCCGTTACCAAAAAGATTCTGAAGGCGACCACAACGTTATTGCTGAACACCCCAACGAAGACGAGCCTGTTGGTTATTTGACTTGGGCAGACCGTGATTATGAAGAAGGCGCAAAAAAGGGCGAAATTATGGACGTCCACACTGCCCCTGAGCATCAACGAAAAGGGATTGCTACAGGTATGCTACGTTATGCCAAATCAATAGCAGGTGGAGAAATACCGTCCCCTACACACGGTAGAAGCAGAACAATTAGCGGTGAAGCGTGGGCTAAAGCGGTAGGCGGCTATTTTCCACCAGATGAAATCATAAATTACTAAGTAATCTGTGATAAAATCTTCTTAGACACGCCAATCGGGTGTCATAAATAAAATACTGTGCTACGGGCAGTATGTGCAAATGGTAGTGTAAAACCTGTGCAAATGGTAGCGTAGCGCAGTTGTCGTCTAAGGAGACAGTAATGCACATTAACTCACCTGACCAATGGAATGAAAATCCTTACGGTCCTCGTGGTAAAGCCGTTCCAGGCCCTCACGACCCAAGTGGCATGTGGCCACAGCCAAAAACACCTGCAGTACCAAAAGTCATCACTATTAGTGACCTTTTCCCCCGCCTAGACCGCCTTTCTATTGGCTGGTCTCCGCTCCTTGAAACTCTCAAGGAAGTAACCAACAACAAGCCAAGTTATCCTCCATACGACATTGTGGCCTTGGATGATGACGTCAATCTACTCAACTTGGCAGTGGCTGGCTTTACCAAGAAAGAAATCAGCATCACCTTGCAAGACTCTGTGCTCACCATCAAAGGTGAGAAAGAGGACAAGCAGAAGGGCGATGTTGTTTATCAAGGTATTGCCACTCGTGACTTCAAGTTGGAGTTGGCAGTTGCCGAATACTGGGAGATTACCAATGCTCGTTTAGAGAATGGTATGCTCACCATCCAGTTCAACAAAGAACTGCCTGAAGAAAAGAAACCAAAGGTTATTGACATCAAGTAATCTTGGTATAGACTCATGATTGTAGAGGCCCCTTAGTCCCCCTACTAAGGGGCCTCTCTTTATACAAGGAGACCCATGCAAAATATTACACAAGACACTTTCGATGAGACAGTAGCCACTGGGCTAGTTCTAGTTGACTTCTGGGCAGGCTGGTGCAACCCATGCAAGGCTATGCTGCCTGTTTTGCAGCACGTCGAAGACACCTACAAGGATTACTTGAGTGTTGTTAAGGTCGATGCTGACCAGAATGCTGACCTTGTAGAGCGGTACGAAGTCTCTTCTATTCCCACAATGATTCTGTTTAAAAACGGTGAAATCATGTGGACTCTTACTGGCGCAAAGCCATTCGATATGCTGCAACAGAAAATCACGCCATACCTATGATTCCGCAAGAAATTAAAATCGGTACCCAGATTTGGGCAGTAGTCGAACATTCATCTAAAGATGACGGCATGCTCTATGAGGATAACTACGGCTATACCTTGGAGCGTAAGAACATGATTGTTCTTGATAAAGACGCTTCTGAGACCCGTAAGAAGCAGGTTTTAATTCACGAAATCTTTCATGCCATTCGCTTTACATTTGCTGGTGGCAGTAAGTTAAACAAGGCTTCTTTTGAAGAAACAGAGCATTACTTCATTGGTTTGTACGAAGAACCGTTGTTAATGGTGCTAAAAGACAACCCAGACCTAGTTCAATATTTTCTGAGTTAGCAAGTCATCCTTACCGAGAATCGGTGCTAAAGTTTTACCTATAACTGAATAAAGTGTCACTTCGACAATAAACGACCCCAGTACTAAAGCAATGAAAGGTAAGGTCGCTAAATGAAAAAGTACGTAATCATAGCCAGCGCAATACTAACTTTGGCTGGCTGTTCTGCTTCTATGGCTCACGCTGAAGTAGCAACACCACATGTAACACAACAAACCACTTCCGCAATGTCATTCCAGCAAGTGTTAAAAGCACAACGCAACGGAGTTCACATGAAGGCAGTAGTCAAGTATCTGTTTAGTCGTGTAGGACGAACATCCTATGTCTTTTCAGGTGCCAGTCCTTATGGTTGGGATTGTTCGGGTATGGTCCGTTGGACTTACGAACAGTTTGGCCTAGAACTACCGCATAGTGCGGATGCTCAGGGACACCTTGGAAAACGGGTTCATACACCTAAACTAGGCGACATTGTTGTGTTTGCCTATAATGGCTCCACACATTTCTACCACGCCGCTATCTACATTGGTAAAAACAAAATCATCAATGCCAATAACGGCTATGGAACAACAGTGATTGAACCGCTATCAGACTTTAAATATAGTCAGATTAGGTTCGTTAGAGTTCTAACAACCCTATAAAGATGGCCCCTCTACTTAGACAGTAGGGGGGTTTTCTTTATGTCATACTGAATGTATGTCTAAGAACAACCAGTTTGAGATTCAGAAGCCGCTCCACAAGCGTGCTGACACTGTAATCTTTGACCTAGACGGTACTATTGCCGATGACATGACTTACGAGAAGCACCACAAAGGCAAGAACGGCAAGAACCCTGATTTTGCCAAAGAAGCCCTGCATGTAGACACTTTTGACAAGATTGTCGAAAAGATGAAGAAGGCCAAAGACAAAGGTGAGAATGTAGTCATTCTTACGGCTCGCAGTGCCCACTATCGTCAAGAAACAAAGCAGTGGCTCCACAATAATGACATTCCTTATGATGCCCTTGTGATGCGTCCTACGGATGACCCAAAACAGAGTGACAAAGGCTTGAAGAAAGAACTTCTTGAAGAAGACATTCTGCCTCACTTTAATGTCATCAAAGCCTATGACGATAAAAACAAGAATGTGAAGATGTTCAAGAAGCATGGCATCAAAGCCAAGAAGGTCAACTAATGTGCCTAGGATGCTGTAACAGCAATATCCAGAGCAGCCTGAACCAAGGCAGTTCTCAAGATGCTCGTCAATGGACGGACAATAACGGAGCCCAGTCACGTTCAGGCTCTGTTGCAGAAGACCCTAAGTTTACTGGCGCATCTTCCTCTGATGAGAAGTTTGATGGAAGTGCAAGCAACTCTGGCAATAACGCAGACATTGGTCACACAGGTTGGGGTAGTTAATGAACATCCCTAGAGGCGAAGACGCCGCACCCGTAGACATCACTCTATTCGAGTACATCATGATTGACGACCCAGAAGATGATGATGAAGAAGAGTGAACTCTCTCAAATGCAATTTCGTGAAGCACAGCAGCAACGCAGTAGCCACGACATTGTGGAGCCAGGCATAACTGGCACAGGGTATTGGTGGAACAACTATCCTGCATACGTTAGTGGTCTTGATGACTACGATGCTATGGCATCTTCTACTGGAAGCAATCTTGACGCAGTAGCGCAAATGCCTGAGCCAGGTGCTGACGCAGTAGCCACTAAAGCAGGATTAAACGGAGAAACAACGGGTGCCTCTGTAGGTGGCACAACTGGTTACCCAGTTTAACCTTCTATTTACTGCCCGAGGCAGTATCCTATTTCTGTAAACAATCTCGACCTTATCTTGGCTACAACTTGGTGTTTCCCTTCAAGTAAAAGGTCCTAAATGAAACTTTTTGGTAATGTCCTTCTTAGAATTTTGGCGACGTTTATTGCATCCGCTCTTGGTGTTATCGGTGCTGGTAGTCTCGGTGGCGTACCTGCTGCCACCGCTGCTTTTGTTGGCGGTATTCTGGCTGTTGCAAAGGTAATCGAGAAACTATCTCTAGCGTTCTTAGAAGACGGTAAGTTGTCTAAGAATGAAATTGATGCTGCTTTCCAGCAGAGCGTTCAGTTGAAAAACGTAAAGCCTGAAGAACCAAAGGCTCCTAAGAACTAATGCGTAGTGTGCGTAAATACGCCGCACTATTCGTTCTCCCACTATCGGCACTTCTTATTCTGGGCATCACTAGCCCAGCCCTGGCTGACAGCACTACTGATTACAACAACAAGGTCGCTGCTGCTCAAGCACGTCTTGCTGACCTACAACAGCAACTGCAAACTGCTCAAGAGAACTTGGCTAGTTGGCAAAACTCGTCTAATGCTCAGGCTGACCAGATTAACGGTGCACAAACTACCGCTACTCAGGCTAAGGATGCTCTAGCCGCTGCTGCAGCAGATTACTCTGCTAAGAAGGCTGCTTACGACGCCCTATATGCTCAAGAGCAAATTGCTGAAGGTCAGGTTGCTCAAGCAGTAGCCGCCCTAAACGCCGCATCTGACGCAGTAGACGGAACCTATGCTTCGTATCAGGCTGCTATGGCAGCCAGCGATGCTGCACAAGCCGCTGTCGCTCAGGCGCAGAACGACTACAACACCAAGTTGATTACTAACGGTGGTCAGGCTAACGCTGGTCTAGTCGTAGATGTCTATACGAACATTGACCGTTATGGTAACCCACCT